GTTCGAATCCAACCGGGCGTACCATACATTCGACCGTTTGATAATATACAGGGCCCTTAGCTCAGCTGGTAGCAGCAACTGACTCTTAATCAGTAGGTCGTCGGTTCGAACCCGACAGGGCCCACCATAATTTCAAGGGGTTACGAGAAATCGTGACCCCTTTCTTTTTTCTCTGCTACCCTATAGCTACCCACATAAAGGGCTTGGGGCTAGGTGGTACTTGTTCTGAAATGATCGTAGGGGAATGGAACGATAGAGAGGATAGACAGAAGTCATTCTGGCCTTCGCCTAGACCTTACAACAGGGGAAATATAATAAATTTTCCAATATCTTTATCATTAACACTGCTATTTGGGTTTATCGTCTTTGACGGTGAAGTGACAAAGAGAAGCGATCTCTCCGTTCAATCCTAGTTCTTTAATTTTCTTTTTCGCTGTTTCGCAATCCCACCATTCAGTTGATTTTCCAAGCAAGTAGCCGAGACGATTAAAAAAAACGGCATACAGGGCATTACCTGGAATCGTGGAGTTAATGTCCGGCACAGCATCCCCCACAAGCGGCACACCAATGGTTGTAGCAGATGAATTGACCAAGACTGTGACCTTAACGTTATCATCTATTTGGTCCGCTGTGACAATCCAATTATCGACACCGAATACTGCGTTTAATACAAGATATATACTCCATCTTCGCGAACCGGTGACGGCACTCTCAGTATGGTTGAGCTTAAAATCAGACCCATCACATAGACGAAAGATTTTATCAACAGCAATAAGCACGTTTTCCCCTTTGACATTCTCAAAAATTCGCGTTGTAGCTGCGATCCTTTCATCCGTGGCCTTTAGCGCCTCTTCCCTGGTTAATAATTGTACATCATACCTAGAATACTTAGCGCAAGCAGAAACAGAAACAAAAACGATACAAAATAATATCAACAATAGTTTTCTCATTATGTCCTCTCTTATTCTTTATTGAAATGTCAACTCCCCCGAGAGCTTAAAGTCCAATGTTACGGTATTTGTGACTACTGCCCCGAATGCGTTCGTCCCCCTGAAGGTTGTCTCCACCGCTATATGATCCCCTCTATCCCAAGAGACGGTGTTCACATGCTTAAAAGACTTTGGATTGTGCATCGTCGATTTAATTGTCTCTACCGATTCTATATGATAGCCATATATTGGATCAAATTGTTGTTCGATCCTCCACTGTCGAAGCTCCTCGGGTGTTTTTGCGGGAACCGTTACCTTGCTTTCGGTAGTTGTGGGGGGATTATGCAACACTCCATAGGCACCAAACATTACCAATAAAACCACTATCACTATAAACCCGCCACTTACTTTCATAGCACCCTCCTTGAAGTAGATTAGTTTACAATCATTATTTCAGATATCCACAGCGCCGTCAAACGTGATTTCACTCTACCATATTTAAAGGGGCTAGGACACCCGCCAGGCCCCCGGTTGGGTTATTTTCACTTATCGCTTTCACCTACCAAAGGCTCAGATACATTTCAACAGAAGTTCATTGATTACCGATTGAAGAAAGTCTCACTGTAATATCCCTTGACAAGATACCCTGATAGAGATAGTGATTTAGCATATTTCGGATCTTGAACGTATCGTATGTACTTTTGAACAGCTGTAACCACGGGAGGGATTATGGTCTGATCATCTAAAGCCCTGTTTCTCGAAATGAGAGATAGTGCTTTTATGTTATGGGGGAGGTTAACCTTTTATCTTTATACGGGTAATTTGTAATACGGTATTTCTGTTTTTAATATTTTTAACATTTAACGATCTAAGATACTTTAATGAGAAAATACTTAAAAGGAAATTCAATGAAGCCCTTGGTGCTCACAGCTGTTTGTGTTTGCTTTTTGGTCGGATGCACTACCGCTGTGCCTCGCAGGCCTTCGAGTGTTGGAGCTATTCCCACTGAGGCTGAGAAGACCATCACGGTTAACATCGATTCCATACCGTCAGGCGCTGATGTCTACGCAATCGAGGCGGACGGGCTCCTCGGAGCCAAAATTGGCACAACGCCGATGGTCTACACGTGCGGAATAGCGGGTCGGTACAAAATCTGGGATGATACTAAAGAAAGAGTGAGCGGGTACAATCACGACAGGAACTGGTTTGTTTTTGGCAAGGGAGCACGATGGCGACTCCACCAACAAGATCTCGACGAACTGCTCTTGCATGTGGCCTTATCCAAGGATGGCCATTCGCTTGGCGTTGTCTCTAAGAGGATTCTCCTCCAACGGCGCGCCATGAAGGACTACGAGCGTTTCCTGACGGTCCCACTCAAGTCCATTGAACAGGTGAATAAGGAACTGGAGTTGGCTATTCAGCGGGAGTTGGCTATTCAGCGGGAGAAGGCTGGCAGTCAGCAGAACATCAACGTGATCCAGCAGAAGGATGGCCTCGATACCGTGAACAGTGGCTTAGACGCACTCATCAAACTCCGGGGGCTGGGCGCGTTCCGGTGACACCTACGCCCGTTCCCGGTCGTTACCCCACAAATATTCGACTCTCAATCCTGCGCCCGGATTTTGTGTGGATAGGTGTTGCGGAACAACGTGGAGTAATACTTATCCATGGTTTTGCGGGGATATGTGTCGTGTAGATGGACGGAGGGTGTTTTTCCCTTCGTGCAACGGAACGACACTTGTCCCCGTGTCTGTTTTTGGGGTGGTGGTTTTCCTGGGGAGCCCCTTGGGGGCGGATGGGCGGATGGTTTATTGCTCGCATCTTTTCGCGTGCAATGAACGATCCGATGGGTGGCGGGGGGATAATATATAAAGCGGCGGCATATTATTACAACAGCACCGCAAGAGCACAGGGCAAAGGGTAACATAAAGCACTTTATGTTTAGCGAGGTCCGGGAATCTGGGGGGCAGGAAGCTTGCATTTTATAGCAAGCTGCATGACCACCAGACGAGTCTTATAATGGCCATTATGGGACTCGCCGGACAGAGCGACCTTTGCCCCGAAGTCAAACGCAAGAAGTAACGCAAGAGATGGAACCCGCCGCCACCGCAAGGGTACTTAATATAGCACCGAGGGCAGGAGTTTCTGCATGCCGTGTGACGGGGCGTTTTCCGGCACGCGAGATGCATTCCATGCTCGCCCTGGGTGCGAACTATCCATGCAAGGCGCGTGACAGAGTCTTTGTTTCTGGCGCGGGCCTTGCTACTAATGCATATTCGTGTGACAGAGCATTATTCTGGCGCACGATATGCTTCCTTACAGTGAGTTCGCCTACCAACTGTTCAAAATCATTTCAGGAGAAAATTGACTATTACCCTTTGAAAGTCTCACTGTAATATTCCTTGACAAGATATCATAATGGAGCTATGAGCTTGATAGGGTTTTGATCTTCAACATACCGTGCTTCTGAAAAGCTGTACCCTGAGGTGGGGGTATGGTGTGATCATCCGAAGCCCTGTTTCTCAAAATGAGAGATAGGGCTTTTGTTTTTGTATTCCGACTTGAGGCCTATAGGGGAAAAAGAAAGGAGGCGATAGCATTTTGGATGTATTTCTGAAGAAAACAAAAAATATAATTCCCTGGATAATGTTGATTTCAATCGTTCCGCTCTTCGGAAGTCTAGCGCTACGTTTGCGTCTGAGAAAAAAGAAATCGTAAATAATCAATAAAGTATCAAGCAAGGTGTAACCTATTCTAAGAATTCAAAGTCGTCACAAGAGAAAGGAGTAAATGAATGAAAACCTTTTTAAAACCAATATCTTTGATTTTGGTGATAGTATTTATGGGTTGTGCAACAATTATTGGTGACAAAACCCAGCTCATGCCGATAAATAGTGCCCCTGATAGTGCAACAATTCTTATAACAGATGAAAAGGGTACACAAGTATTTAGAGGACAAACGCCTACATCTGTGACATTACAAAAAAGTGATGGTAGTTATTGGGGAGGGAAAGATTATACCGTTCGAATTTCCAAAGAAGGTTATGATGCACAGACAATAGCTGTTACGTCCAGTCCCAATGGTTGGTACATTGCGGGCAATTTACTTTTTGGCGGTTTAATTGGTTGGTTTATAGTCGATCCATTGAATGGTGGTATGTACAATTTGAGCCCGGAACAAATTACTGCATCATTAGGAGAAAAATCAGCTTATAATAACGATTTTTCAAATGGCTCTATTTCGATAGTTTTAATCGAGAATGTACCTCGACAGCTTAGAGATAAGATGATTAGAATAAATTAAATTAGATTTCAAAATAACTTTAACCAAGGAGCAAATAAATGAAAAGAATTGCACTTATGGTGATAGGTGTAATGATGTTAACTGCATGTTCGACGATGCAACCACCACGTTACGCAATATCAGTAGACAATATCCAAACATTAAAAAGTTATAAAGGTTTTAAAGCTGAGGTTGTTTCTCTTAATCAATCTGCAAATTTTAGCTCCAATTGCAGATTAATGGGGCCAATAGAACCCGCAGATGGACTAACAATGTCTCAGTTCATTTCTAAAGCATTTAATGACGAGTTTAAAATGGCAGAGTTATATTCCACAAACGGAATTAAAATAACTGGAGATATTACTAAAATAGAATTCTCGTCTATAACTGGTCTAACGAATGGCTACTGGGATATAGGTTTAAAACTGGACTCTTCAAACGGGCAAAGCCTTACAGTAAATAATAAATACACATTTAAAAGTGGATTTGACGCAATAACTGCATGCAATGCGACTGCTGATGCTTTATCGCCTGCCGTTCAAGATCTAATAACAGCAACGATTCACCATCCTAGGTTTATCAAGCTGTTAAAATAAAGCTAACAAGGCAAACGCACTCGGACGGGAAAAGGTTGCGCTTGCTTCTTGCTCTGCCTTTTGCTGCCGGTGATTTGCGATGTTAGTGGTTACCGCTCTAGGTTCCCATATGTCTTGACCTATAAAAGTCGCTTCTGGGGCATCCTCGCGCGTCGTGTAGCGTTTTCTGATTCTTCGACAAGCCCCAGGTCGACCGTCTCCGGAGAGAGGTCAACAATCTTTCGATTGCCACCAGCACCCGGGAAACGAACGGCCCAGGGGATTTTTTATAAGGCCGGGAATGCCCTTGAACACTCCCGGCCAATTGGCGCCAATGGCGAACGGATGCAAAAACCATCAGCGCCCGGCAGGTGAATCAGTTCTGCCCCGTTGGTACTCGCAAAAAAGAACTCATTCCTTTACTGAAGAAACCTCCATATGTTATTCAGATGTAATAAATAATAAGGGGGGTATAAAATTATGAAACTAAGCAGATTGATCAAATGTAAAAATTGTGGACACGAAATCGGCATTGACTCCAACGCGTGTCCAAGATGTGGTTCATGGAATTGGTCATGGATTAACGTGACAGGAGTTATTATTATTGTTCTTCTAATACTATTCGTGGTGTGGGTACTGTTTTGAAAGGAGATAGTAAATGAAAAAAGCTGCTTATTTCCTAATAGGATTAGTATTACTTGTGGGCTGTGCAACCAACATGCAAATGGTCGATCGACAAGTGGGTGCGGATCAACCCCCGGCATACAAAGAAGGATATATGGCGGGGTGCAATAGCGGATATGTTGCGGCGGGTCACCCTTATTATAAATTCACGAAAGATGTTTCCAGATATCAGGATGACTCCCTCTATAAGCAGGGATGGAATGATGGCTATGGTGTTTGCAAGGGTCAATACGATGCTATCAGACCGCCAAGGAGGTATTAAATAGCTGAAAGGAGTAGATAATGAAAAAACAGGCTATGTCATTTTCTCTCAAGGGAAGCTGGAACGACAAAGCCACACTCTCCATACCTTGCCCCGAGTGTGGATATAAGACCAAGCAGATCATCTCCAAACTTCAGAAAACAAAATCCTTTGTCTGTGGTGGATGCGGAAAAACTGTCATCATCGAGGGTGATGACCTCGCTGCTCTTGAAGAGTTCAAGAAGTCTATCCTTCAATTCAAGTAGTAAGTCCGGGGCGTTTTCCATACCTCCGTTAATCATCTCAATAGCACCTTTCGTTTTCTGCGAAAGTCTAAGCTCTATCCTTGTCCCCTGCACAACAAGTCCCCCTTATCTCAAGGTGTCCCTTATCCTCTTTGCTCTCTCGCTCGTAACACATGTCAAGCACGGCGCGAGGCCCCCATCTAATATCCCCTTGTGTGTTCTGCATCCAACATCCGACTTTGGTGTTGTATAGCCCGTATCACTTCATAGCTTCTCCTTTCAAAATGCCATCTCCGCTAGGATTTCAGCTTTCGTTTTTCCTGCATACGCTGACTCTTTGCGCCTCGCCTCCGGATTCATCGCCATCAATGCGGTAGCGTTTAAGGTTGCCATCAGGGGATCGATCTTCCCGGTCCCACTTGCCTGCTTCGTGATTGAGATAGCGTTTCCCCGTGGCTCAACCCTCGCGTTTCCCACGCACCACGTCATAAGCGGTTGCCCTCCGTGGATAATAGCCTTTTCAGCAACCCGTCTTTCAAGGGTCTTAATAGCGCCATTCAACCGCCACCCCTGCGGGATTCCGACAACACGATCATGTTCAATACCCCTCGCCTGTACCTCGTCAACAATGTCACCAATTCCAACAGGGTCAACCCCGAGCCGGTCAAGCAGGCCCGCTTCTTCACATCTCATCACGATGTCCCCGACTTGCTGAACGTCCTGGCCGATCTCATCGACAATGATCAGATCGCCGTCCTTCTCGAAATCTCTGTACTTCGGAGCCTCTGATTTTCTGCGTTCCAATGCCAACGGATGAGCCCACGCCCTTGTAAACAGCAACCAGTCCCTTGTCCCCGTGTCCCTGCCGATAACGGCAAGCCCCAAAAGGTCATCAAGGCCACCACCATCAATCCCGATCACGACAACCTCAGACCGTTCAAGGATCATTTCAAGCGTGACTTTACCCGCCGCCGCTTCCCAGAAGTCCGCCCCGGCCCATCGTCGAGACTTCAGGGACATCCCCATTTCAACATTCAGGTGTTTGGCAAGGAATCCCTGCATCGATTCATGCCCCGCCTCTTTCGCTTTTTTATACTCGCGCAGAATAAATGCCTCATCCACGGAGGCACCAAGGTTCGGGTTCGTGATATACCAGTGCTTCGGGTCCAGGTGTTTTTTCTTGGCAAGGATAGCCTTGGGAAATTCATAGAGGATGGGAAGAAAACTCTTGTCATCAATCCGCCCGTCACGTACCCCCCTGGCATAGTCTAGTTTCTGCTTGAATATACCCGCCGGTGCTTCGTCTGACTGCGTGGTGAGCCATATAACAAACCCCTCTGGTCTGGATGCAAGACCGCCGCAGGCTTCACGGAGCATATTCTCTGCATTGTTCCGCTTACCGAACAGCCACGCCTCATCAATCAGAATCCCCGTGGCCTTTTTACCGCCCACCGTTTCGTTATCTGCGGCCACCACTTTGAGAACGGCACCTGTTCCCCTGTGCGTGATTTGCCTGTAGTGTTCCTGAACGTGCATCAAGTCTGATAGCTCTTCATCGGCCTTCACCATGTCCCTGGCAGGATAAAAGGAGTTGTTTGCTATCTCTACCGTGGGGGCAAGAATCAGGAATTCGGCAGATTCTCGCCAGTTCCGAATCAAGGCTGTCATCATGATCCCAGCAGAGCTGGTACTCTTGGAATTCTTTTTGCTGATAAGTAGGAAAAACTCAGAGATAAGTCTCCGGCCTTCCGCCACATCATAAGCCCCAAAAATTGAACCGACAAAATCAAACAGCCACTTCCGGCCAGCTTCCCCAAGTGTCGGACGGTTCAGGACATCCACAAGGCGAAGCTCTTTGAAAACGGCAAGGGCGCTTGCTGCCTCACCGGGAAACAGCGGGGGCATGGTGATTAGACTCTCGCCGGATAGAACGCGGCGCTCCCAGTCGAGACACTCTGTATTCCATTCTGTCATTTCGTCACCACTGCCAGTTTAGGCGGAGCGCTCGCCGCAAACTTGCCCTTACCAGCCGCCGCCGCCCTATCCGCCTGCTCATCCTTCTTCCCAGTACCCTCGCCCTTCCTCGCGTGCTGAAACGGCAAAAGGATATTGGCAATCTGAATTTTGGTCTTCCGGTCAACCTTTGAATCCGGGGCAATTAAAAGCTTTTCAAGGAAATCCTT